ATGCGTGTAGAAATCAGCATTGCCAAAGAGAAAGCCGGGAAAATGCCAAAGGGTTCACTGGAGGCTTTGAAACACGAGATGACCCGCCGTGTCAGTAAGCAATATGACGATGTTGAAGTGATCGTGAAAACGGCCAGTAATGATGGACTGAGCGTTTTGTGGGCGACAGATAAAGAAATTGCGAAGGAATTTGTCGAAGAAACCCTCAAAGACGCCTGGGAAACAGCAGACGACTGGTTTGTGTGTTGAGTTATGGGTATAGTGCGCCCCGACTGTACGGCATGAACACCTGCAGTTACCCTACTCGGCAGGTCTTGTATACGGCTGCCGGGTGGATTTTTACATCAAATCCTCACCCAGCCTCATGCAGTATGCTATCCGGGAAATCTTTATAAATCGTCTTTACCCCCTCCGAGCACATAGGCCACAGACACAATGTTTTAACGGCTCAGACCAGAAATATCTGGAAGCTTTAGGCATCTTCTTGGAAGATAGACGAGCGCAAAGACGCACACAGCAATGATGTTATGTAGTATTTTCCCCTTGAGTGTGCCTGCTCAAGGGGATTTTTTATCGCCGTATTGTACTGGCAAATATTTGTAAATCGTCTTCACTCCCACGCCTGTCACATCGGCCACACGCTACTGGACAGGCGCTTAGTCCGGTATGTTTCTCGCGCTACTACTGCTTACGTTAACGTCTGGTAATGATCTAGCGGCGCGACGTAAAGCGGCGTTGAAAGCAATTATAGTGACCGGCCGGCGATGGTACTTCACACGGTTAGAATGACTCTGAAATAAATAAACATCTTCTGGATAGCGTTCTCTTCTACGAGCAATCATCGCCTCCACTGGAGGGGTTGATTTAACACGTAGCTCCTTCAGGTGACCCTGTTTTCGTATCAGTATCAAGTCACCATCAATATCATCATATCGAATACTCAGCAGCCTTCCAGCGCTTAAACCCGTGTGAAAAATTAACGCCCACAAGTCAGCCCATGTATCTGAGATGGAAACAAGATTGCTGTTAATAGTTAAAAATTGCTCAAAACTTATTGTTTTCTTACCGTTCACGAACAAACCAAACTGTTTTCAAAGCTGAATGAATTGATTAAGCCAAACGTAACATATCAGGAAAAGTAGTGAAATCTTTGCCTTCAAGTCGCCGGGAGGTACTTGTAGATTGTTTTCACGTCTACACCTATCACATCGGCTACCTGCTGCCGGGTAGCGCCAGTACCCAACATCCTGCGGCATCGCTCCACAACCTCAGTGGTCATTACCCGCCGGCGGCCACCAATACGCCCCTGCTCTCTGGCCGCGGCTAAACCGGCGCGGGTGCGCTCCACTATCAATTCCCTCTCCATCTCCGCCAGGGCGCTCATGACGTGGAAGAAGAAACGTCCCGCAGGCGTCGAGGTGTCGATGCTGTCAGTAAGACTGCGAAAATTCACCCCGCGCGCCTGCAGCTCCGACACGAGCGTAATAAGATCGCGCACGCTGCGGCCCAGCCTGTCCAGCTTCCACACCACCAGCACGTCCCCGATCGGAGTCGCCGCATCGCGCGTTTTAGCCCTGGCCGCCTGGCATTCTTCCCACTGGCCGTGTCTTCAAAAACCAGCTCACATTCTGCGCGGATCAGCGCGTTTTTCTGTAAATCGAGGTTTTGATCCCCTGTAGAGACCCGTGCATAGCCAATCAGCATGTTGTAACCCGTTGAAATAGCTGATTGTAAAAAGCTCTACTCTTTCGCTCAAACCCTCGTTTGGGCGAACGCCTTTTTTGGAGCAAAAAACATGGCCGAACTTAACCCGCCACTGGGTACGACGACGCCGGAAATATTCCTGGATAACGTCAAGCGCGCTGACGAGCTGGTTAACGGTCCGGCAGGAACGGTTAACGACCGCGCAGGTGAACCGCTGGATACGTGGCGTCAGATGATGGCGAAAAACGATGAGGTCAGGCAAAACATCATCCCGCTCAGTAAGCAGTATCAGACGCTGGCAGCGGCGCAGGCAGACATCGTGAATATTCCGGTGGGCTCGACCACGTATTACCGCAGCCCGGATAACAGTGCGCTCGCAATTGAGGTGATGAACGTTGGCGGGACGCTGCAGCCTACCGGGCGCCGTATGGTTTCACAGAAAACCGTAGAAGGGATTATCCCCAGTCTTGTTGGCCCCGGCATGAACCTGTTCAACAAGGGAGCGGTGATCTCCGGGTTCTATCTGTTTGAGGGAACGGGGATCCCCAGGGAAAATCCTGAGTACTGCTATTCAGAAAAGATCTCTGCCGTGGCCGGGGGAGCTTATACTTCCAGGCTTCTGACTCGTGTAGTGACATTTTTTGATGGTAACGACAATTATCTGTCTGATCTCTCATCTGTTACTGCATTTACAGCGCCTGCCGGTACTGCCTATTTTATTGTTTCGGTACCGCTGGTAAACATCGACACCTATCAGGTAACGTTTGGTGCTGGCGAAATGCCCTATCGGGCATATCAGGCAGTACTGCGGGATAATATCAAAGGGGCGCCGACAAACTCCTATCGAACGCTGGGCTTTACTGCAGGTAAAAACTTATTCAATCCTGCCGACGCTATGCCCGGCGTGCATCTTTCCAGTATCGGCACAATTCTTACAGACTCTGATACCAGCATGACCGTATCGGGATACATCCCTGTTGACCCGACTCAGCCTTATTGTGTCGATCATCCGTGGAAAGCAGCTACATACTATGATGCGAAAGGCGTGTTTATCAGCCGCCAGTATGATTCGTCCTATTCAACAAAACCTGTCAATCCGCTGATATTACCGTCAAATGCCGCGTATATGCGGATAGAAATTCCTGCTGTCGTGGCGTCTGTTACCATGGTGGAAAGGAATAATAAGGCCACCGAATTTGAGCCGTTTAAATCAAAGGCCCCATCGGAATATTCAGGTGTGCCAGTAGTCTTTTCTGAACCGGTAAAAGCCCTGACGGAAACAGACCTCTACGGCCCCGGTACGAACCTGTTCAATAAGAACAAGGTGGTTGATGGTTATATCAATGAGTTCGGTGCATGGTTCCCGGTTCCGGCAGCCAGTGGGTCCGTATACATCACCTCGGAATACATTAAAGTGTCGGCGGGTGATGTTCTGAATTCAAGCCGGTCGATGCGCTTCATTAACTTCTACGACTCGGACAAAAAACATCTTTCGTCGGTTTCAGCAGTTAATGTTGTCACTGCGCCTGCATCGGCAGCGTATGTGAGAATAACCACTCTTCTTTCAAACAAAGATGCGATGTTTGTCGCCAGAGCGTCAGTACTGCCGCCCGTTGAAGACTATGTGCATGTCATGCGCAAAGTACTGCCTGACGGTTTTCAGATCCAAATTCCTGGAGATATTGTTGACGCAGACCAGCTCGATATTGATTTTGTAAAGCATGGACTGATAGTACTGGGGAAAAACCTGTTTAACAGGGCGACCGTGCAGTCAGGGTATATTAATGAATCGGGCACTGTTATATCCCCTGATTCACGTTACGTGTACTCAGATTATATTCCCGTTGAATTCAGCACGTCTTACGCACTTCGTGTCGGCGCCAGGTTCATTACATTTTATAACGCCAGTAAAACGTTTATCCGTACGGATGCATCCTCAACCCAGGCACTGACTTCGTTCGTTACTGACTCGGAAATTGCCTATGTGAGAATTACATTTGGTTCGGATCGGTATGTAGAAGCCCAGGTTGAGAAAGGAGACAGCGCCACTGCATTTGAGGAATACGCGTTCTATTACCTGTCAGAAATGCCTGACGGCACGCCTGTCAAAGTGAAAGGCGCTGAAGTTGTATCAGAAGCGGTCCCGGATGTTTTTGGTATTGAGCGTCTCCGGGAAACGCATATGCGGATGACCAAAATGTCTTTTGGGGATGCTGTTCGTCTTATCGTTGCGATGATGGGAGACAGCTACACCAGAACGTCACCACGTTATGTGCTGAAAGTGGCACAAATCCTTTGGCGCTATTTCAATAGTGCAGGCACGGCCGCAACTGTCCCCCCCATTGGGTACGGCTGGCGTTCGTTTGGTTTTGATCCTAACGGCGATAATACTGATGTTATGGGTACATCAGTTGTACAGTCCGGATTTTCCTGCGCTTACAACACAGGGCATGGCCCGGATATTTCGTCTGTGACAGCAAGTGCAAGCGGAGCAACGATTTCATACAGCCAGAATTTTGCGCTGGGTTTTGATTCGTTCCTGTTTGCCGAGGGGGGATCTGGTGTTATTCAGTGCCAGGCAACCGGGATGGCTGACCCCGTCACGATTGACCTGTCGGCTCATCCCGCCGGGATGCAGATTATCCCGCTGGCGTTACCAACAACCGGTAGCGGCACAGTAACGTTTACGGTTATCACTCCTCCGGTGACGTTGTACGGAGCGAATATCTTCAATCAAACCATGTCGGGTGTCCTGGTTCATAAAATGGGGGGGAGTGGTTCTCATACCAATCACTGGGTCAACGCAATGGATCAGCGCTGGCTTGATGCTTTTGATAACCTCGGGGCCGACCTCGTGACAATCATGCTGGGAACGAACGACCAGGGCGCGCAGCTCTCTGCCGCAACATTCCGGGCTAATATTCTCACGATGATAGATCGGGTTCGTTCTGTGCGGCCAACGGCTGATATTTTGCTGATTTGTCCGGCAGAGAATAACCGGCCAGCGGGAAACTCCATTCCCATGAGTACTTACGCGGAGGTGATGTATAAGATTGCGCGGGATGATCGTGATGTGGCCTTTCTGAACCTGCAGGCGTCCTTCGGTCAGAAACACGAAGACTACGCAGCTGGATCAGACAGACCATGGATGATAGGGGATGGGTTACACCCTGACCCATCAACGGGAGGATATGCCATTGCTGGAGCCATCGCGCGGGCGCTGGGTCTGCCTATTTTCTTCAAGTGATACCACTTTGTCATATTTTGCGTTAGCCACCTGAAATAACGTACTTAAAAAGTCACAAAAATCCCCCTGTATATATCAGGGGGATTCGTTTTACTCCATCGACAATAAGAACTGCGCAACAGAAACCTTCTCTGCTGAAGTAAGCACGCCCTCCATCAACAAAACCGACTTGATATACTTGGTCGTTGTTTCGTTGTTGTTATCAGTTTTCCTCCCCAGCAGGACATTATTTGTCCCGGCCACTCGGGTACCAGGGAAAGCGGCTGATGATGATATCAGTGCCCCGGTCTGCGGGTTGTAAATATCAACGGTTACTGTCCCCTGGGTTATCGAGGCAGCAAACGCGAACAGATCACCTACGGCAATTGATGCCGGGAATGCTGCATAGGCATACCCTGCGGAGGACTGGCCATTATTCTGGCCTACACAGAACAGATTTCCGGTCCCGTTCGTGAAGCCAATTGAAAAGCCACTCGCTGCTGAACCGCTTCCTGAAAAATCTGCGATCATATGAGCGTTCAGTGAGGCACCTCCGGCATTCCGTTTAGCCACACCACAGATTGTCAGCGTCAAAGGTGCTTTCTGGCTTGTATCCAGATAGTCAGTATTGTTAACAGAGATATAACCGTCAGCATTATTCAGAGAACCATTAATGACGGCCGGAGCGTTTTTGTTATAGGAGTTATAAGTGATATCTGGTGCTGGCTCTCCAAAATAATAACCCGCGAACGGTGTTGCACTGACATCCGGGAGCCCGACGAACCAGTTTGAAATAGTAAAGTCATCAAGGGTTTTCATCCCCGGTATGACGGGACCGTTCATATCAAGTAAAATGGCTGTAATAGGCATAATTACTCCTGAAAAAATTCTTTTTTGATTTTATTTGTCAATATATATGCGCCAAGAGAGCTCAGGTGCAAACCATCCTCCCAGGCCCCATTGCTGTTATCGTACGTTTTCGGGAATAGCTGATATCCACTAATGAAGTTGACGTTATACTCAACAGCCAGTTCACGCATGACAGCATCGTACTCTGACAGAGCTGGAGTACCAGTTGCATTACAGTGACCCGGTGACACCAGGCAAATACAGATACCGGGCGTAGCTTCCCGAAACTTTGTAATTATTTCCACCAGACCATTTTTATATTGCGTTGTCCCCTTGCTTAACCTGAAATCGTTTGTACCAAGGATGATGAACAACAAATCAATATCGAGATACTGAGCAACAGGTTTGATCCACTCAGAAAAATTAAAGAAATCGCTTCCTATAGCCCCGCCATTCCCCATCCTTGAAACCGTTATGCCGGAACGCACAGCGCTGTTCTTTCCATACATCCCCAAAATGGATACAACCCCACTTCCCAGGCTCTGAATCGTTACGCTATGGGCTGTTGCGGATAGCCCACTGATATCGTGCTTTTTAGCTGCTCCGGTGTTTGCACCATTGACTGTTACAGGTGTGCCGCCATCAATTGTGATGGTAAACGAACCGGAACCATCATAATAGAAAACTGAAAGATCGGTTGCTGTTATACCGGTCCAGGCCAGAGACCCAACAGTATTGTTATTGTAATACCCATTCCCATCAGGTCCGCATCCATACGGTGGCGGGTTCGTGTTATTACTCCCTCCATCATATTTCGTAAAGTTTGTTGCAACGACAGGCGATATGCCAGCCATGACACCATCAGCGCGGTTAGAGCAACTTATCCAGGCTGGGTCTTTAAATATTCCTCCCAGAACATTAATTAATGATTGTGGGATCGTGTTTTTTTCGTTCCATGAGTCACCAAAAATGCAGTGTTAACACTCGCGGCCTGCCCACTGAAAACACGACCTTTTTTAAAGTTGAACTTATACTGGTCTCCTTCAATAAATGAACTGTCTGATTGTGCAGAAGCCCCACCGACAAGATTTAAGATATATTTTTCAATATTTGGCCCAAATCCATAACCGTCATACATACCATTATGGAACCATGCATAAACATTTCCATTTCTGTCGTGAACAAACGGAAAGTAATTTGGAGAGTAGTCTCCCTGGGGGAGAAATTTTTGTGCCCAGGCGTTAGGTACTGATTCAATGATTGTTCGCGCATTAGCGCCAAAATCAGCAACGTCCCAACGTCCACCATCAAACCACGCGTAAACATTTCTGTTTCGATCGAAAAAAACAGGAAACCATGTCGACAGGTATTGACCCGGGACGAGTCGCTGATTGAGCTTTTTGTCGATGGTTTCTTCTGAGGGTAATACATTCCCGGTGGGTACCAGTGTTCCGGCTTCGTTTAAATACTCAATTGCTACTGCGTCGTCAGTGCTGCGGACATAGCAAACTGAGTCCACCGGTATCTGACCGTTGTTCACGGCTGCCTGTGCTTCCGATAATGTCGAATAGGGTAAACCCAGCGCAGTAATACTTTTGCGGGCGTCTTCAGTAACCTGATCATTTTTCGCCATCATTCCGCGCCAGGTATCCAGCTCAACGCCAGCGCGATCCGGCTCAGTCAGCTCGGGCCCATTGACCAGCTTATCCAGACGCTCGGCGTTATCGAGCAGCACAGCGGGAGACGTGCTCCCCAGCTCCGGGTTAAAGGCCATGTTTTTTGCTCCAAAAAAGGCGTTCGCCCAAACGAGGGTTTGAGCGAAAAGAGTTAATTAGGGGTTGTTATGGGGTATTAAGCGACGTCGCCGGGGTATGTGGCGTCGTCGTAGTCATAAAATTCAGCACGGTATTGCCGGGCCGTTATCTCGCAGGTTCCATCGTCCTGTGGCACTATCTCGGACACAATGGCGTGATACAGGTCGCTCTCAGAACTACAGAAAATTAACCGGGGAGGCTCAATTATCGGATCATCCAGCAGGATATCGGCGAACTCCGATTGATACGGGACGGATACCTGATAGTTGTCACCTGTGGGTGATGCTTCAAACAGCCGTGATGCTTTTCCATCCTGATAACGCAGATAGACGCGTGGATTTGCAAAAGTCCAGTCCAGCGGCTCCGACACATCGAATGTGGTCACCCCACCAGCAGTAGTCATCGACTCAATCAAACACGAAACGGTGTTGCTGCCAGGGATATCATCGGTCAGCACAATACGATCCCCGACGTTGTAACAGAGCGCGTCCAGTTCCGTCGTCGTTTTATGCGTCATGCGCTGCAGCTGGTATTTTCTGAGTCGGCGCATACCAATCTGATATGCGTGATCAGGATTGCCTACACCATCAGCCCGGTATGCCTCTATTTTCAGCGGCGTTGGGTTGCCAGGCAGACGGCATTGCACCGTCTCTTCTGCCCAGGTCGAGCCGTTGATATAGGTTACGTCAACACCATCGTAATCGTCGTCAGTCACCGTGACGAAATCGGTCTGCATCTCGGATACCATCTCGTGAGGGGTGATAGCCCCGGTCCAGGGTTTAACACCTTCACGACCCACTGATGCAACAGACTGGGTATTTAGCAGAAAATAACTTTTTCCGGCTGCAGCGATTTTCTGAAGCATTTCCAGCGCAGAAATACTGTCACCCGTGGCAAAATCGAAATACTCGCCGTTCGGGGTCCAGTAAGTCTGCTCCAGGGCATCTATTGCCTCAGTATCCATTTCCATACCAAGAGAACGGCCGACGTGATAAAGCGCACCAGAGATACTACGGGCTACGCCGGAGTCATAAATGCGCGTGGCCACAACGTTTACGCGCCGGTCAGACTGAGCCGCCAATTTGCCCCCCGTCTCAACCGTAACCCCCATCAGGGTGACGCCAGCATAGGATGTTGGCCGAGCCAACAAACGACCACGTAACGCTTGCCAGTACATCGAGTCACGCGCGTTATTGCTACCCTGCTCATTGCGGCGACGGCAGCGCACCTCAACCAGCCCAGGAGAAGAGAGATCAAAACGCTCTGTAAAACCCAACCCGTTGATATTTTTAAGCGCGTAAACCCCCTGCCTGCTCGTCCAGCCAGAGCCAGATCCATAAACACGGTACTGTATTTCCCACTCACAATGCCTGATGCGTTTTTTGCCTTTGCTGTCGAATCCGCAAATACCGGAAGGAAATGAAAAATTCACTTCAAATGCGTCCACCACTTCAGATTCCGGGCAGGCAAGGAACGGTCCCATCCAGGTATTGTTGTCGCTGATCCCTGTAGCCTGATAGTCAATCATCGTGCGGGGTGAGAAGCCAGACCAGGAAGGATCAACCACTCCCTCAATCAGCCGCTGAACCGTTGCGGTCGTACCGTCCGCATCCGCAATGCGGTACTCGTTGCCACGGTGAGCCAGCGCCAGCCGTTGTGTTCCCTCCGGTATCCCGGAAAATGCCACTCCGGTTGCACTCCCATACGCCAGCGTAACGTTAGCAGTTATTGCCGGACTGCCTCCGCTGGACGCGGTGCCGGAGGTAAATACAGGACTGTCGCCAAAACGGCTACCGGTAGCGATGATGAGGTAATGTTTCCTCCGAGCCAGGGGCTTGATGCCTCAGCAATCAGCACAACACCGCCGCTATCCTGCGCCAGTAATCCTGACCCGGTAAGGCCATCGTTTATCACCGCCAGCAGGCCGGGCATATTCACATAGTCTGCAACGAGGGAAATAGTGTACTCATGCCCCTGCCAGGTGATCGTAAAAGTCTGGCCGGTACCGGAGTAATCATATGTTGATGGGGAGGCATTTGCTTTCAGGCTGGCCGCATTTCCACCCACCCCGGGTATCGCGTCCTGTTTTGCCGTATAAGTTGCAATAACCAGTTCGTATTCAGTGCCGTTAATTTCCAGGGTAACCGGCATACCCGGATAGGGATTAATTTCACCCAGAGAGTTACTGGCGAGAACGCTATATCCCGACGAGGTTGAAACCAGAAAATTCATCGGGGCGACGATCGTAACTATGGCCCCCTCAACCCACGACTCAGGCAACGCATTGCCTTCATCGTCATCATCGTTGCCATCATCCAGCCCGTTAAACGTCACGGATGCGCCAGAAACGGTCATACTGTCGGCGTTGATATCTGTCGAATCTGGCGAGGTCTGGGCCATATCAAGCCCACTCCCGCTGGAAGTACCACCTACCTCTGTCGAGTTGAACCAGTTTTCACTTCGCCGATCTCCTGAAACATCTGCTCCTGGTGAATAAACGTTGTAACTGAACGAGTCCCCTAATGCTGAAATAGGTGTTGAACCCACACGGATATCACCATTCGTAAACGCGAAATTCCCCTTTCCAAGGCAAACCATCATTTCGACAGTCATTAGCGTTGGATCATCAGGATTAAAGCGCGTCACTGGCTGTACGACATAATCTGGATAGATACGGCAACGGCCAAACACTTCGCGGATTGGGTCTCCAAGTTTCGCCTGGTTCGCGCGGGCTGGGTTTAAATCCAGCCCCAGACCACTGGAGGATGAATAGCCGCCTTTATCCATGTTCGACATGGTGATCAGCACATACACAGCCGAAGCTGCAGCTATGGCCGCCGCTGCCCAGGCAGCGATAGCAGTTGCCGTCACTCCCTCACCAGGGATCGGGTAAACTTTTACATCGCTCTCAGCACTGATACAGCATAAAGGCCATTCTGCCGGTGGGACCGGCTTACCATTCACCTCAAACGTAACACGCTGCACCATATCGTTACGGTAGTTATCGACATGCTGGAGCATCCAGTCATGTATGGTCGTATCCCGGTGTTCATGCGTCTCCAGCGGTTCGCCAGGCAAACGCGACGGGTAAAGGCGGATTGTCACTGGTAATACTCCACTTTCAGAAACTGGCGTTCAAAACGCGCCAGGGGAAGAATGGTTACGTTGCGCCGGGGATTACATTCAATAACGTAAAGCGCTCCCTCCATTTCGACGACAACACCAAGGTGGCCGATCATATTTCCCATATAGCAGGCGGCAACCGCACCGTTGCACGGCTTGCAGGGAGTCAGGTCACGCGAAAAACTCTCGCAGACTTCCCCCATTTCAGTGCTGCCACGCTCTTTAATCACAGCCTCAAACGCGGGCCATTCAGGCAGCCCCAGGTCCCGGCGGACCTCATGTACAATGCCGTAGCAGTCGAGAACAGGAAAAGTGCGGCCGCCCATCTGCCAGCGGACAGTCAGGTATTTGTCAATGTTGAGCATAAGGAACCTATCGGGAGTAACGGAGACCCTGGAAGTACGTCAACGTGTATCTGTCACGTGGCCAGGCATAATCGAGCATATTTTTAAATCCGGCAGTGACGTTTACAGTAAGCGGCGTCCAGGATCCTCCTTTAACCGGCATGACGTAAGGCGGCTCCGCTGGCGCGGTAAGGTCAGTGGAAATGTATTTCCTGAATGTGATGCTGGCAGTGGATATGGCATCAATGACCTTGCGAATAGCCGTGGATACAACGCCGTCGACGTTGCACAGCATAAACTTCAGGTCCTGCGTCCCGTCTTCGTTTCTGGCAGGAAGGGAAAGGACAATGGCACAGGCAATAAACGTTACTGTTTCGCCCCCCTCGGTCACCGCCGTAATGTCCTCATACCCCTCACACAAATAATGCGTCTGGCCGCCAATATCGATCTGCAACGTACCAATGATGACCTCCGACCCGGAGGACGCATAAAGGCGGTTAATCGCTGTCATGTTTAGGCCACTCCCTGTTCAGAGCTATATCGAGTAACGAACTCCCCACAATCCACTCCGGATATTCTCCCCAGCCAACCGCCGGCAGCGGCCGTTCCCATAACTCAAGGGATGCTGAATACCGCCAGTACAAGCCTCCTTCAGGCGTAGGCCCCTCATAAATATCGTTAAACCTGCAAACGTAATTTTTTTGGCCCACTGGCGTCAGTAGCGGCATGTTAAACCAGGCGCTGCCGTCTTTTAGAACATCCCGGTACCATGCCTCAAAAGCCTGGGCCTGCGCGTCAGTAAAAATCCAGGCTACATCTGTTTCCGTAGGAACAGAGGTATAGCCACGTCGTATTCTTTTACGCCCCGTTACGAGCTCGGTGATTTTTACCGGGGATTTCGGCTTCATTCCAAAGCCGTCTTTCAACGGCCCAGGGAGAACATCAGCGGGGTAGTAAAGTGTCGTGGTGATTGCCATCAGCGAATTTTCCTCCCCGAGTTGGTTTTCACCATAAGTGCCCTGTGTAGATCACCCTGCCCGGTAGTCACCGAGTTGACAGCTTTTCGGTAGCCGCGCTCAGCACCTTCAGCAGCAGCTTTGCGCACGAGGGCAACCGTCGCATCGGACGGGTTGCCATTTATGGGAATGTTGATATTTGGCGAATAAATCGCGCCGCCGCCTGTTGACTGATTTGCTACTCGATCCAGAGTGGCATCCAGTTTGGCGCTGGTTTTAGCTGTCGTAACGCGCTCACCTTTCTGCAGGAGCCAGGTTCCTGTTTCGGGCACAGAGTCGATTCCGTCATGAGCTTGGCCATGAAGCGCCGATCCGATAGCAGTCATGAACACGCCAGCAGCAGCTGCCGCAGCTATTGCTTGGGTTGACGCCACCACGGGCCCTACATAGGGAACACCAATCCAGGCAGTGAAGGCACTCAACGCTGCCATTGCTACCTGAGCAGCCGCATATTGCAGTAACGCAGCCCCAACAGATTGAATGAATGTCGCCGCAAAGTCCTGAGCGTTTAATTTACCGGTTTCCGCCCAGTTAATTACCATATCAGTTAGACTACTGAACGTTTGTGCACCTACTTGCTGCATATTTTCATATAGGTTTGAATATGCAGCAGCTTGATCTGATATTCCAGAAACGAAACCTGCAACACCATCGCTTTGTAACTCATCTAACTTCTTATAGTGTTCCTCTTGAATTCTTAGCCTTTCATTCAGCGAGTTTTGAAGCGCTTCTTTCTTTTTATCGTATAGACTTTTATCAATATCTCCAGACTGAAATTGATTTAAAAGCTCTTCCTGTCGAGAAGCAAAATCTTGCTGAATATCATTATTATCCTGCATGCGTGAACGTTCACGACTACCAGAATAACGACCAACTATTTGGTTATCAAACCCTTGGCGGACTAACTTATTCTGTCTTTCGAGATCTGAAACATATTCAGCTACTTTAGCATTTTCCTGATTAAGCCGTAACTCTTCCTTCTTGGAATCAAGGATTTTAGCCGCAGTTCGAAGTTGTTCCTTCTGCCCTTCTGATAATTTTTCCAGGTTTCCGCTGGTAATATCAAAATTAATCTTCTCCAGCTCGGTTACTTCTGCAGTTTTTTTACCGGTTGTTTCAATGAGGGCGGCCTGCTTCTGTAAATCAAGAAGCCTACTTTTGAAAGCGTTGTCAGTCGCATTACTTTTTGGTTTAATTTTTGGCTGGTTCTGGTTAGACTCCCCTTTGCCCAACGAAAAATCATTATCCTTAGACGTATCAATGCCAAGATCAGAAAGAAGAGACGTGAGTCCTTTCGCTCCTCTATCTACCTGCTCCGGAGTCATGCTTGACTTTATCGCACGAAGAAATTGAAGACGTTTAGTTAAAAAGTCTAATTCGTCTTTTTGTTCCTTACTTTGATTCCCTCTTTTGTTAAGGAAATCAATGCGCTGTGCAATATCACTTTCATCAGCAGCATTATAATTACCTGATACAGCACCTATACGAGAGCGGGTATAAGTAGCAATGGCCCCCAGGCCACCAGCAATACGCCCCACAACCCCGGCAAGGCTTATGGCTTCACCAACCAGGTCTGATAGCCCCTGAAGAACAGCAGGATCGGTGAAGACGTCACGAATGTCATCAAGCCCATCCTGCAATGGCGTAAGGTCAACTTTAGCCAGCCCCGAAGCAATTTCCATTTTAAGACCGCGGGCGCTAGTCTCTATATCCTGAAAGAACTGATTAACCTTAACAAGGTTATCAATATCTTCTTGCGGTGGTGCGACACCAAAATCTTTTGATAGCTGGATAAACTGTTTCAGCTTCTCGTTGTTGTTATCGAACAACGGCAGCATTTTTGACAGGTCATTACCCAGGCTTTCGAGAATATTGGTTTTCCCGGCCTGAGTGGGTATTTTCTGTAATGCTTCACTGATTGCCATCAGCTGCTTATCTGGGGATTGCTGAGCCAGCTTCTGAGCTGAAAGCCCCAAAGTATCCAGAGCCTGGGCAGCCTCACCTGATTTATTCAGGACCGCATCGCCGACCTTATCATTAATGTCTTTGAAAATATCGGCTATGTTGTCACCGGTTAAACCGGCTTGTTCAGCAGCATATTGCCAAGATAACAAATCCTGGGTGGACATTTTAAGAGATTTTGCCCAGCGGTCTGCCTCTGTTACCTGCTGTGCTGTATTTTTGACAATGGCTAAACCAGCAGCACCAATACCAACAGCTGCGGTAGCCGCTGCAGCCCCCACAGCAATGATTGAAGAACTTACCTCTTTAGCGTCTTTTTTTACCTGGTCGCGCCACTTCTGAGAAGATCTTTCGGCTTTATCCATGCCCTGAACAAATCCACCTACTTTAGCGATCAGGTCGATTGTTAACGTACCGAGGGACTTGCCAGCCATTTAATTTTCTCCAGGCAACAAAAAACCCCGCCGAAGCGAGGTTTTGGTTTGTTTATATATTGGTTAAAATTATTTAACTTTCCCCGTATAGCCCGCATTCACCTGAGCATCAGCGGAGTCTATTTTCCCATGGGAGTAAAAAATAGTATGTGCTTCAGCACCTGTATATCCGCCATAGGAGTTTTTAGCATTAATGGTTATCGGAATAAGCCATCCATATCGCATAGCCCCACCTGATTCAGCTAAAATGCCATCCTTAAACCATGCTTTCTCTGGTGTACCAAAAGTATAATGAGCAGAATATGGGTCTTTTAACATCCTTCCCCACCAATCCTTTATCTGCTGCTGATAGTTATCCGGTAACACCCCATAATCAGCCGAATGCAACTGAACTTGGCTAGGTGGATTTGCTGCGCACGCAGTTAACAATAATGCAAATAACATAATCGCTATTTTCTTCATATCCCTATCCCAGTGGTTATTGTGGTACTGATGATAGTGATCACTGCAGCGATTTAAAAGTCATCAATGCCAACTTTTCATAGCTTCTTCCAGAGATAATGGCGCTTCGTTGATGTGCGGTGCAAAGTCACTTACCTTGAACGGCGGCGTGTTCTTTGCCTTATTGATGTTAGCCAGGACAGAAGCCACCAGCGAAGCCCCCCACTCGGTTCGCATCATAACGTTAAGCTGACCATACTTATTACGGTACTTTACCCACACCTGAAACTCACGAAGGCTCATTCGCTCCTGAGCCTCCTCAATGGTCCGCCCGCCGATGCCGTTCATGACTAACTCACACCAGAACTCGTCTTCTCCTGTGAGTTCGTAGTCTTTCCCAGATCGTTGACTTCCTGGATGACGGCCAGCAAAGCAATAACGATTGGCCCATCGAGCGCGCCACGGTCTTCAGATGCAGTTCCGAGAATGTCTGCCTCAGTAAAGATTTGCTTCCCTTCCTCATCGCAAATATGGGCAGCAATACGCCCAGCCACCGGATCAGATTTTCCGTTGTACGCCAGCAGTTCAGCTTTAGTGGTGTGGTAGCCCATCGGGCGCACATAGACGGTTGCGATATGCTCTTTCCCGTCACGGCCTTTCCACTTAATTTCTTTTTCCACGGGACGCCCGGTAAAGGCACCGGTTTCTTTTAACGTATCGAGAGTAAGTTGCATTTCAGCTCCTGAATTGAAAAGCCCGGATAACCGGGCATATTAATTACGCTGCGGCCTTCGGCACCCATACGGAAGAGCCAGACCGCTGGATCGTGGCGGAGGTCGTCACAACAGCGTTACCCTGAAAATCAAACGGGAAGTCAGAAACGTAACCCTGGAAAATGAACCAGGTGCGATCCGATGGCAGCACCAGGCCATCAACAGCATCCTCAGCGCCAGGAGCGGCGGCTGTCGGGACACTGGTTCCATCTGACCAGCCAACCGCAAAAGTTAACGGCGTCTGGTCATTCGCTTCAGCGAGGCCATGCAACATAATGTGGCTTGCGTTCGTCGGATCAGCGTTAAGCCCGACGGTTGCGGCCGCAGGCGTTTTAAGTCCCTTTTTGTAGGTTCTGGAATCCCGCTCACTCAGACAGGTATCTTCAATCTGATCGGCAGGGTTGCCGCCGGGGTTGAAACTGGTGATGCATTCAACCTCGCTGACCACGCCAGACTTGAGCACAAAAAACTGCGTGCCTTGCGTTAATACAGACATGTTTTGTCTCCATAAAAGAAAAACCCGCACAAAGCGGGTCAGTTTGGGGTTGTTGGTTATCTGGGCGTTATCCAGTCAACATCGAAGGAATAGCGGTATCGCATTGTTTCAGGATCACGGCTTTGTTCACCCCATCGGGTGATATAGGCCTTGCCCTCAATCGCGTCGCGTAAAGCACGGGCAACGGCGATCACGTCGGTGTCAGTATCACCATAGACATCAACCTGCAGAGAATAGTGATCCGCATCTGGCCGCTGGTTCAGATAATTTTCAGGTGAGCCGCCTATGTTTTGCCAGACGGCATAGGGGTAAACGATATTATCGTCCTGCATGCCGAACGGATAAAGCCGCACGGGATTAGAACCTAACAAATCCCTGACTGCCTGGCTGGCTGCGCAAACTGCAAATATTGGAGCAATCATACCGGAGTTCCTTTTTTAGCCGCCCGTCGTACAGCGCGATCGATGGACTTTTCCAGCTCCAAAGCAAAAACGTTAATCACATCGGCATCGACCCCATTCAGTGCAGGCCTAATTATTGGCCTCGCTGCAGCATGTTCTGTGCCGAACTCCAGGAATCGCCAGTACCAGGTATCCCCGCCGGGATTACCTTTATCTCCGGCAGTGTTAAAACTTTTACCCGCCCTGCCTTTTCGGACGTTGGCCTTTGTATTGGCGTATTGCCTGGCGCCTCCCATCACCCCGACACGAAACGTTGGATCGCCGGTTCTGCGAAATGCCTTGCTGCTGAAACTGACCACAATGTTTTTGTAGATAGCCTCTTTGGTGAGAGGATCATCAACCCGCGCGGCATTATTGCGCGCTCTGTCCCTGATGACGTTTGCCGCTTTACGCAGCGCTGCACGACCGGATTTATCGCGAGTGACCTGTGAGACGGCATCCAGTTTCCCCAGGACGGAATCGAGGCCGGTCAGGTTTACTTCCACGCCATCAGCCATCGTTAGCCCCCTCTGAACAAGGCAGTGTCAGGTATTCCCTGCCGCTCCGTGGATCAGGTAAAACGCCCTCAATGTTGTAGATGCGGCCACGAAACAGGATCCGATGTTTGCGGGTAACACCCTCACGGTAACGAATCGTTATCCGGGTGGTAACTTCGCCCTGAGAGGCCTGGGCGGCGATAAACTCACGTGCGGATAAAGGAGCGACTTCGGCCCAAAGGGTTGCGACATCGCGCCAGGTATTAATTACGGCTCCCGTTGTCGGGTTCTGTTCTTTGACCGGTTCCTGCAGGGTGATCCTGTGACGCAATTTTCCGGCCTGCATATCACCCCCTGGGTTTCCCGCTCAGATAGGTTTGCTGCTCTGGCGCCTCATCGAGATCGCCGGCAAGCGACTGGATAATTACATCGGACAGGGCGACGTTAGACTCAGCCAGGCGGTTTATCGCTTCCGTCTGCTCTCGCTGTGCTGTTGTTTGTTCTCTCAGCGCTGCTATCAGCGCGTTTACCAGTTGCTCGTTCATAGGCTATTTTCGTCCACTTTTTTAACCACTCACGCCGTTTAGCACATCCTGAGCAGCCCATTAGTTCCACCTCCGGTGCCTAATCAGCAGCGCCTCAACGCCCAGCGGAACTTCCGATAGGTTCTGCGCTGCCGCTTCGCGGTTCGCATACCAATGTCCAATCAGCAAAAGCATTGCCGCCCAGATGCCGGAAGTAAAAATAACCTCACGGGGCTGAGTTTCCCCTTCCACTGGCGGCGTTAATGTTTCGACCAGCGCACCGTCGCAAAACCGCTCAACATAATCGACGGAGGCCGAAGCATAGGCAGCAATAAGCGTATCTTCGTCGTCACCATCAACCTTCAGATGCGCCTTTATCTGCGCCAGCTGTTCCTCGCTTATTTCCACCTTTACCCCCTGGTTTGGCTTTGGCAGGCTCCGCAGAACCAGAGTCTGTTGCCTTTTCCGGCTCAACCGCCTCGGCCAGATGCAGTTTCACCAGTACTTCGCCGATTTCTTTATGCACCTCGCGGATTTCCCCCTGAGATACCGTACCCAGGTGATAATGCGAGAACATACGGAGAGCTTTAATTTTCATCTCATTTACGCGGCCATTGCTGGCCGCGCCCTTTTGTTATGCACCAGTGCTGACAGCAATATCACCCGTCACAATCGCTGCCGGGCGATAGTGGGCCAGCGCCAGGCGCTCTTCGCAAAGGATGGTCAGCATGTTTTTAACGAAGTTATCGCGGTCCTGGTTGCTGATCTCGATGGTGGCATCCATGCGATCCCAAACCTGCGACGCCAGGCCAAACGCGCCAACGGTGAATTTGCCTGCCGTCTGCGCTGTGGTCGACACCACCGGAAGCCCCCAAAGCACTTTCGAGGCAAACGCCTGCGGGCCACCGAGAATGTAATTGCCGTTAGCGTCCTTCAGCAGGGCAATACGGTGCCAGTCCGCCGGGTTCAGAATGATGCCGTCTGCTTCGAACTCACTCAGCGATACCTGATAGATGGCGTGTGCCAGAACATCAGCGCCAGTATCTCCGGCTGCGTTGAGTGTGGTTTCGTAGTCATTCGCTACTACGTTGAGCCCCTGCAGGTTATCGCCGGTACCGTCCCCGTTCAGCATCTGGTTCTCTTCCACCAGTGCCAGTCCGTACATCATGCGGGAATTGATGTAAGACTCGAGCGCCGGGGCATCATCCATGATCTGGCGCGATGCCTGGATCCAGTGGGCGATAGTTTTCACGTTCGCCGTTTCTTTGGTGAAGGTAATATTACTTTCCGGCTTGAGGGTACCTTCTGCCACTGGTGCTGCAGCGTTGGTAAACACGTTTTCGCGCACGTATTCCAGCGCGTTACTGGTGATACGCCCCTGGGCCAGCAAGTCACGCACGGTCAGACGGCGAAGACCCGGCATAAGAATACCCGGCAGCTGCTGCGGCTGGACCAGGGCGCCTGCCGACGCTGCGCCAGAACCAATCGCTTTATCAAAACTGGTGACTTTCGCTTTGGTACGCGAGCCGTCCCAGCCCTTCATCAGGTCTTCAGATACGCGCTGAGCAAATGACTTCTGCGCAGTCTGATCAGGAGAGTTTCCGGCCAGCTTCTGCTCAAGATCGAACAGGCGGGTACCGGTGGCTTTCAGTTCTTCCTGTGCTTTCGTCAGATCGATCTGCAGCTGCTTGTTGATTTCACCGGTCTGGTTGATGGATTTACGCTGTTCTTCGATAAGCTCCTTTACTTCTTTTTGGGAGTTTTCGATAGCTTTTTCCAGTACAGTTAATTCAGACATGTGTTACTCCGTTAAGGTGTCCGCAGGTTAGCGGCAAATGAGTTAATGCGCTGTGCCAGCGCGTCAATGTCGTCGCTACCGAACTCGCTTCGGCCTGCAGACTTAACACGGGCGATAAATGCCTGTGCTTCAGAACGCGAAAGCCCGACTGAATCCCTCAGCCAGGCCTCCGCATCGCGAATAGATTTGATGCTGTCGATGCTCTTCATGGCCGTTACGCCAGCGAGCTCGTTGGCTGGGAAAGTACAGACGCTTATTTCCCGCAGGTAAGAGATGTTTTTGAAGATGAGCCCTGACGTGCCAACGGTGTAATCATCAGGGCCAACGGAAAACCCCACTGACATCCCGTCAACCGTGCCATGCTGCATGGCAGCTTTCAGGTCTTCGGCCAGGCTAAGCCCTGGAGTAAGTTGACCACGGACAAATAGCCCCTTGTCATCTTCATGCATGGCATCCCATTTACCGACCGGGATAGCGCGTGTCTGGTGGTTAAAGAACATGGCCACCTTGCGGCTCTGATTAGCAATCACACCAGCGAACGCACCCGGCAAAATAATGTCGCCATCGGCGTCGGTGTTATTAAAAACCGAGGCATACCCTTCAAATGTTCCCTTACTGCCGTCGCCGATGAACTTGATTTCTGTCTGGTCGAAAGCCAGCGTCTTCTGAATGTCAGGCATCATAGCCCCCATAAAAATTAAGCCCCGGCATTGCGGGGCTCTTTGTTTGTTCCGAGATCGGTAATGGGCACGTTCTGCGACTGCCGTGTCGCCACATCACCTCCGGGCAGCGGCGGCAGGTTATCCAGCCTTCGAACCTCGTTAACGGTCCGAATCCCGGTGTTGACCATGATTTGCATAAATGATGCCCGGCTTGTTGAATCACCGCGCAACAGCCCGTCGAGGTTATGCTCGGCGTGAATGACGCCCTGTTCTGACTCTTTGACCAGCCAGCGCTCAATGCTGTACTCCCACCGATCAAGGTAGGGTTTGAGGGTATACTGGAGAAAGCCCAGGTTTTGCTGTTCAATCCCCGATCCCCAGGAGGTGGTTTTGTCCACGTCGCCGACCAGATGTGGAGGCACGCCGTAAAATCGCGCCAGTTCGGCGACCTGAAATTTACGCGCAGCCAGAATTTCTGAATCCTGAGGCGAAACGCCGATAGGTTGCGTGGTGAAGCCGCTCTCAAGGATCCAAAGCCGCTTTTTGACCGGGCCACCAGCAATCTCCTTAAAGTTTTCCTCCAGTTGTCCGCGCTGCTCTTTCGTCAGCACCTTGCCGTCAGTCATCAGGATCTGCGGAGACTTCGCACCGTTGGCGAAAAATTCACGCTGGTTATCTTCCATCGCTATGGCCACACCAGCAGACTTCGCACTGAACGCCAGCGGCGAAAGACCAGTCAGTCCATTGAAGCCAAATCCTTTGAGATGAAAAATTTCTTTCTGTGAAAAGTCAGCGTATTCAGTGTCCCGTCGGTAGCGGTAGATAATATTTTTACCGTTATCGCTGAGCCGAACTTCCATATTGGCGCTCATCAGTGGAACCATGCTAATCACGTCACCAACACCGTTTCGCTCAACATGTGCATAGGCGTTGCCGTAGGCACATAGCTGCATAGTCATTGCTTCGCGAAACTCAAGAGCGGTCATGAAGTTGTTGGGACGGAATCTCAGCAGTTTCGCAAGGGGGTGACTGTTGTCCACTTTCGTGCGCTGATCATTTTTGGTCTGATAAACATCGAGTGGTAAAGATGCTGTTACGGTGGAGATTAACCTGATGCAGGCCCATACCGTACTGATTTGCATATTACGCTCATCAGTCACAACAGAATCACCAACCACACCGTGCGCTGACGTACCCGCCATTTGCGAGCCCTTATCGGGTGTCACCAGGCGGCCGCCGGTCAGGATAGAGGCCATGCGCGCCCAGAATGGCGATCGCGTCCGCAGGTCAATGCTGTAATCGGTATCTGCCATTTTTACACGCTCAAAAAGTTGTAAATGAAATCATTAACGTCACCCTGCTCCTCTACCTCGTCAATGGTCTGCGCGCCAATAGACATCGCCAGCGCTACCATGCCGTCGATACGTCCGCTCGACTTACCTTTCACAAACTTGCGGTTACCGGCAGGGTCAGTGATTACCGTGGCGTTTTTGGCGCACATTTCGAGGATCGGATGATTGCCGTGCTTCAGCTGCGCACCGAGCAGTTTGGCTTCCAGCTCCCTGAGCGCAGGCGACATGGAAACAAACCCCTGACCGAACTCTACGAATCGTTCGAGCTCCACATCTGTGAAACCAGCATCGATCAGATGCGGGCGAAGGAAGCGCATGTTATAGCGGTCAAACGCCAGCGCCCTGACGTTACAGAGATCAAAAACGCGCCGCAGCTCCCTCGCGATAAATCCATACTCGATAGCCTTACCAGGTGTCGTGTTTAGCCAGCCCTGCTTCGCCCATATGTCATAAGGCACACGATCGTTACGCGCCTTATCTGCCAGCCCTTCCTCCGGTAGCCAGAATTTACAGTGCACATCGCCCTGCGTGGTGTTCAGCACCAGTGCGGTCAGGTCTGACACGCTGGAAAGATCGAGCCCGCCCCATACGGTAGCCCCCGCCAGTTCGCCGGGTTCCTCCTTGTTCATATGCCATACACTCTGGCTAACGAACGGGCTTTTCGCTTCAACCCTGCGGTTTAAAACAAGGTTCTCAAACTCTGCCTGGCGAGACGGCAGGCGTTTCGCACTGGCGGCCATATCCAGCACTTCTTTCTGGTTCATGAACACATCGAAGGCCGGGTTTGCCAGCCTGATGGCCTCAACAGAGAAAGGATCGATATCTTCCGGCGCGGTCTGAAGCCGGACCACTGTCCGGGGATCGGCTCCGGTCAGGCCATCATCAATCAGCAGGCTAAGCAGGTCGCTCGCATCGGGCGCCTGGGTGCTGATGATTATCGAAATAGGGTTATCCTGTGCAGCGGTGGCGGTTTCCAGCGCTTCATAAAGCGGATCTCGCGGCCCACGAACCTGGCCCAGTTCGTCGTGTGCGACAAATCGCGGCGAGAAACCGTAGGCCGTGGTAGCTTCGGCACTCAGTGCGCGGTAATAAGAACCCAGCTCAGGGCAGTGGATTTCTTTAGCTGAATCCTTGATCGCAACGTACTGCATTAGTACCGGGTTCATCCGGCACATCTTCGAGGCCAGGTTAAACAGAATGGCCGCCTGGTCGCGTGAGCGTGCCGCAGAATACAGCTGCGAGTTCGGTGCAGCCTCGGGCCCTACCAGGTAGAGCAGCATCAGCATGGCGGTTTCCACCGTTTTGGCGTTTTTTCGCCCGCGACTGATGATTGCGCGACGTGTACCATGCTTGTTGTCGAAAATGGCTCTGAAGTCATCCTTCATGAACTCAGCCATTTTCAGAGGCTGGCCGACAAACTTACCTTCGGGAATATAAATATTTCTTTCGCACCAGAGGATATTCCTCTCGGCTCTTGTCAGAGTTTTTTTAGCCATCGAAGAGCCTTATTCAATTTCCCAGGGTTTTTTCTCCCGCGGCAGATTTTTGTTGGCGCGTCCTACTGTTTTAGGATCAGCAGTCGCCTGCCGGGTGATACGCAGTCGCGTTGCCAGTGAAGACGCAGACCGTACTTCACGTTCGCGCATCGTGAGCAATTTATCGTAGCGCTTCAGCCCATCATCCCGAGCCAGCCACTCCAGCTCAAACTCCTCGATCTGAGAGGTTAACAGTCTCGCCTGCACCACATGCCGACAGTACATTTCCATCATGTCGCGATGTGTTTCAGTAAATGAGCTGGCCGGGTTATCGTTAACCAGTCTGATCCAAACGTTTATCTCTGGATCGCTAAGGTGTAACGAGGGCTGCAGCCTGCTTTCAGCCAGAGCCGGAAGCGACACAGCCGTCGTCGCGGCAAGAGATTTTCTGCCTCGCTGTGCCATCGCTTTTTCCTTTTTTCTGGACGTTTTTGAAAAGAAAACTGGGGGCGCGGTCTTTTTACGATTGCCGCCAGAGTTTTACCCCTCCCCCCACCCTCTCGGGCTGATAATGAGAAAATCTATCATTTCTCGATGATCCGCAGGTTTTCACGGGGATGACTGGCTGGCTCCAGGCGCTCACCGACACCGACAGACATTGTCAGGATGAGCGTTGGTAGCGTCTCTTTTGCTGTATGACTGAAGGAGATGGAGGATGCAGAAAGAAAGCTCACACCATCAATGCTCAGCTCCACCAGCTTGCCATCCTGGTATTCAATCTTCAGGTCTTGCATTGCGTGCTCCTGTTACCAGATAACCCTGCCTTCATTGTCGAACTCGGTAACCGTTCCGCCCTTCTCCATGCGTTGTTTAACCGAGTCGTGGCAGCGCTTGCATAGTGACTGAAGATTGTCCGGGTCGTGGAAGAGGGTTTCATCGCCCTTGTGAGGTTTGATGTGATCAACAACGGTTGCGGATATCACCTGATTTCGCCTGAGGTGAAACTCGCAGAGTGGTTGCTTCTGAAGCTGGTGATAACGCAGCCGGTACCACCGTTTAGTGTTATAGAGATGATGCCAGGGTGAACTTGACGCCATATTCACTCCAATAAAAAAGCCACCAGCAAATGCCGGTGGCTTCATTTCGAAAAAAAGCCATATAAATTACATCAATCTAAGCGAGGGTCAGTAACACCTGCAATTACTAACTCCTTGATACCACGACAAACTTCGAAGAATGCATTGTTATCACTTGGATCTGAAACCAAGAATGATTTTTTACCTCCAGCTAACTCAACATTCAATCGCCCATTGGATTTCCACATGGATACGGAAACTAAGCGATCTGAGCCGCCATCATACTCAGAGTCGTCAACGACGGTCGAGATTTTGAAGTTCAATCTGTACTCGTTATCGAGATCAAATCCAGCAATAGGCATCTGCTGGAACAAACCTTTTTCGTTAATTTTACCCACACAGACATATGGGCGGCGTACTTTATTGGCATCAATCCATGTCTCGGATGGCAAGGATAGAGAGTCAACATATTCATAAACTAACTTGTTCGCCGATTCTTGCAATTCAGATTTACGATGACTGAATTTTGCCTGCAATTCATTATGTCGCTGCTGAATATCCTTAAAGGTTATATGCATGGTTTTTCCTCGAGATTTACAAGAATCTGCATTTTACCCTCAAGACAGAAATTTTTCTCATCCAAAATGGTTTTGTTTGCATTATCACAGGCACTCAGTGAATGCCTGTTGTAATGCCTTAGCTCGCCTGCTCTACGCCGGTATCAAAAAGGGCAAGTGCCTCAGTCGCTTCCTGAATCGCTTTACGGGTCTTCGAGACAATCTCGCTTTCCGTGAAAACACGATCAAAAGAGTCTGCGAATAGCTCAGACTTCAGATAGCTGTCGCCTACCCAGTCAATGGCCAGCTTGGCCGCTGCGGTGTCGTAGTTAACTTTCTTGATGATATCCAGGCGGATTTGCTCGGATGCGGTGATCTCTGACATGTCTTACCTCTGTGCGATGTGGGGAGCATTATCGAAGCCACTCGGCAGAATGGCTCCTGTAATGCCTTACTTAACTGTTTCGATGGTCGCGCCGTGGCTGTTGGTGATGTAAATCTGATCGCCTTTGTAAAGAAACTGGTATCCAACACCACCAAGCTCATGTATGTCTGGGAAAGCTGGCGAAGGAATCCCTGAACAAATAATGGCAATGCAATCAGCCCGGTTTGCTCCAGTACGCTCGACCGTTAGTTGATGCTCATCGCCAACTGGTTTCGTCATATCTTGGTCCTCATAGGACATCGGGATATGCTCAATGATGTCAGGCGCCATAACATCCAGTTCATCAGCAAGAGCAAAAGCCTGACGCCATTGCTCAGAGCCAGGGCGAGCAACGGTGATTTCTTTTGCCTCATACAATGAGGTGGCGTTGTTAATAATCTGCTTAACGGTAAACATTTTCTTCTCCTGCTTCTGGTAATAAAAAGCCCCGCTATTGCGAGGCATCGTATTTACTTGTATTTGATATTTATTGCCAACGAATCAACCTGGTAATCCGTCGATGTAGCTAAATATAAAACTGGCATCCATCATATTACTTTGATTAAAGCGGCTTCTTTTTATTGCCTCAAACCCTTCCTGCTTACTAGGCCAATTATTGCAACAATCATTCATATTGTTGTTTTTTTCAAACCACAGTTTTTTGAAACTGAACTCTTCAGCAACCTTTTCAAAAGCAACAACTGTTTTCTTCTGAGTTCGTGTAGCAGTGATGATCACGTTGCATCCCATCTCAGCTAACTCTTTGGTAGATTTTTCAACCTGAGAGCCTAAATCCCCCAAAGTGGATATCCCAATCTTAAGTCCATCACGCTCAAATACAGCTATAAGATCCTTTTCTCCACCAGGGTGGGGTTTTGCTGCCATAAAGGATGCATAGCGATCACTTTGCTCAAACAGTTTTATCAGAAATATTAGCGTTTCACTTTTTCCCCTGTTGCTGGAACCGAATACACCCATCATTAAGTTCATCTTGCAGCACTCCTTACTGTGTCGTCTTCCCTGATATAATGCTCATGCTGTGTTGATGCAACAGTTTTTATTAGCTATTAGTAGCCTTGTCGGTTTGTTGCGGGCAGTTCACCAGCACTGATTTGTTGTGCGCCAGAATGTCGCGCTTGGTCTGCATATCCAGCACGTCAATATCGTGGTCGGTCAGGTAGATAATGCGAACCCAGCTGCAGGCCGTATCAACGACTACTGGGGCGGGTAAATCTTTCGCGCAGCTCCCGATCAACATCGTCATCAGGCATATGACTAACAGTCTGCTGTACATTGCTGGCCTCTTTGGAGACTTCTGCTTTTCTTTCTGCTGCGGCAACGGTAGCAGCAGCGTTCTCTTCGGTTCGCTGCTGATCGGCTTTGGCTTCCGCCTTGCTGGTCCCGCGGGCATGGCCCAACCCAAATGCGCCAGCGACAATGGCCAGCAACGCAGTTGCCAGACCAATAATCATTTCAATGCCCATAGTGACCTCACACCAGTACTGATTTAGCCTGGTTAAACAGCGCTCGGCGTTTATCCAGACCGTTGCGGCCACCGTTAATAAGCAGGGTTACGCGCTCAACATCACCGGAATGAAGAAGGCAACCGTGGGAAACATAAAACCATGCGGCTGAACGCGCGGCGTAATCATCTCGCTCCAGCAGCTCAGGCTGGGTAACAAGATCAAGCCTCAGCGCCTGTCCGCAGCTGCGATAGTTGCTCAAGCCCGTAACTTGTTTCAGGCCGCGACCGCGATATTTCCAGCCATCACCGGCAACCTGATTACCGAGATTCTTTTTGCCCCACTCGCCCCCATACACCAGATTCGCGATTGCTCGCTGATTAGCTGATTGCGTTGCCGTTCTGCCGAGTGCGGCGGCCTGCTGGGCGGTGATACGGTGTTTACCGAACGTAGGCACAAGGCTATCTGCTGCATAGTTCAGATTTTCCACCAGCCGGGTAAAGCCTCCGGATTCATGCCCCATCTGGGCAATGAACATCGCCTGATCGAGTGGAGCAGTGATGCTGAATTCTTTCATCGCAGCATCAATATGCGGAAACCAGCGCGCAGCTAACCCGGTGCTGATACCAGCCGCCTTCTGGAATTGAAATTGAATCATTAGTGCCTCAGTGCATCAACCAGACGCGCTACATTTCCCCTGAACCAGAGAACCGCGCCGCAGATAAGAATATTCGCCAGTACCACCAGCCAGTGGGATGACTCGTACAAGCCAAACAGGAAACGGAAAGGGATGCTGGCATAAACCAGCACCATGAGATAAGCCAGAACGGATATGCCCGGACGGTGTCTCGCACTACCTCGTTGGTAGAACATCAATGCCAGCACAATGACGGCGCAAATGACTGCATTCGCCAGCGCTGAAGGATCATTTACCACTTGAACCTCCTCCCCGCATGCGGGAAAGCATGCCAATCAGTCCGCTCATTTCCTGATTATTCAGGAAGGTGAGGACCTTGATGGTTATCGCTGAAACTATAACGGCGCCGAGGGCGTCAAGGGGGCGATCGCTATAGTGTGTCCATGACGCCAGGTATGACCCAAGAAGGCCGGCGCCTATCACCCCGACAATAAACGACGTCACGAAATAGGCCACCAGCCGCAACCGGGTTACGTTCGCGGCGGTCGCTACGTAGAAAACGGAACCAGCAAAAGCACCAAAAACGACGCCGTAATCAATGCCTGTTGCCAGACCAAATACACTGGCGCCAGCGAGTCCCGCCGACGCAACTGCGGTACCCGAGATCGGTTCTGCGGACATAAGCCCCTCTTTATTGCTGTGAGTTCCTCTCTGAAGAGGGGAAAGGAATGAGCGGCCCCGTTAGCGATTGTAGGGTTAGGAGTCCCACGCTCTTTAACCTGCCCGGGTTGGGTTATGAGCCCGTCAGACAGTGGGCCTGTATGAATGGCCGCCAGATGGATTAACGACAAAGCACAGAGTGAATGACGCTCTGGCGGCACAAATGAAAAAGGCCGCGAAAATGCGCAGCCTTTTGTGATATTGATTACAATTTATTGAAATAAAAAACTATCTTTGTAATCGATTAGTTTTATAACCCTTATTTCATTTTGGTCAAACACCAATGGAACCGCTTTCGATTCAACAAATAAATTCATACTAAATATTAGCTGTGGGTTCGTGTGCTGAATCATAGAAAAACGGGTTTCTTTAATATGCTTCAGCGAGATATTTAGGCGAGAATCCTCTATGAATAGTATTTTCTCTTCACCAGAAACCCGCGGGGTTATATCAAAGACATTACCAGACAGATCCTTGTAAAGGCAGTGAGCCTCCCCTTCTATCATAATATCGCTTTCCCACAGCACCCAGCCATAAATGGCCTCTCCACCATGATCCCTAATCATTCTAGCTACATTATAGTAACATTCTTGTTCATAAGGTGAGAAGGTGGCGGGTTTGGTGTATGTAAAATATGTTGCCTTGATTTCGCCCTTCGGATTAATTTTCTTTGTAATTACTGAAACATTATTACTCATAATGCTTGGAGTCGTCGGTTCGTTCTTGAGAAACCCGCCACCAAAACCAGGAAAAGCATTCATAGCATCCCTCTTTTCATTATTAACTGGATAAGTCAGGGATAACTTACAATACCTAAGAAATTTTCGCAGCAAGCACAACGCAAAAAACCCCGCCGGGTGGCAGGGTTTCATTGATTGATTTCGTACGGGCGTTATATCCCACGATTTGAAGATTACACGACAACTTCGGACAAAATCAAGTTTTTTGTTTCTAAAATGCAAAATAATGCCGGTATCTTTTTAATATGCCGTGGCTCGCTGAAACTCTTTGTCGGCCTGCTCTTCCCCCTGCCGGCAGATGTCCACCAGCGCATCGCAGAAGGGCTTCCAGTTACGGGTCCATGTTCTGACGTGCAGATCAGGAATGAGGATCAGAATCGCTTTGTATGCGGCGGTTGATGGCACCGTTGAGAATCCATTCCCCGAACAACGCTCACACGCCTTGTAAACTGGTGCCCCGCGCTCTTTGGTCGCTTTCCGATCCAGCACCTGACCGGAACCACCACAGCGGCAGCGGGCGTTAATGGCACCTTTTCCGCCGCATGCAACACACTGCCGTACTACCCACTCCTGCCTGATAATCGGGGCGACAATTTCCTCTCCGTCGCTTTTGTGTATCCCAGGATGCTTAACAACGGCCTCAACTGATTTTGTTACACCAGCTCCCTCACATGCCTTGCAGGTCCCGGTGGTTTCAGCTGAGCGGGAATATTCTGCAAAGGCGAATTGCGCCAGAATCAGGCAGCAGCGCCCCAGCGCTTTACCCGCAGCCTTCCGAACGTTTTTTGGTGCTGTCTCAATTGCATACCGCGCCAGCGCCTGAACCGCCAGTTGCTCATCGGTCTTACTGATGCCAGCCTTACCAAAGAATGCCGCTAGCCCGAACCGTGCCCGGCTGCTGGTCACCCCGATCCCGGTCATAATGTCTGTGCCATTCAGGCGATTCGGGGATGTGCTTTTCGCGTCGTCGGTGATATGCATCCCTTGGGGGCTAAAATGCTTTAACGATGCTTCAAGTTTCATGCGGCCACTTCTCCGATATCAGAAATTAAAATTTGTCCGGTCTCACCCCAGACTTTTGTTACTCGAAAATCCCATATATGTGCGTCATCAGCGAAGAGAGCATCCATCAGAGCCTTAATCATGTTGTCAGCGTCTGGTTTCTGCTGATGGGCCTGCCCGTTCATCGCTTTGCGTTTCTTCTGACTCCAGCTTGCCGGCATCGGCAGGACGAAGGTAATGTGAGCCCCCTGCTCCGGCATGGTGACGCTCTTCAGGCGAACTTCATCGCAGAACGCCCGGTAGCGCATTACCACTTCTCGCTGCTTCCATTTGTCCGCCCGTGTCATCCTCGGCTTTCCCATGGGTGTAATGTTAAAAATCATCATGGCCAGCCCGGCTCCCTTTCGTATAACGGCGTTGATGCGCCTTTGGTTGTGGTGTTGAGCGTTGGCGAGCTTCCTCCTGATCAATAGGCAGGAAATGACCGTTGTAGAACCGACGGTAGATAGTCCCCAGTTCTCCATTCCGCTGTTTTGTCACGTTGATTTCGGCAATTCCTTTTGCTGCCGATTCAGGGTTATAAACCTCATCTCGGTACAACATCAGGATCAAGTCAGCATCAGCCTCAATTTCCCCCGAGTTTTTCATGTCGGAGTTCATTGGCCGCTTATTGGGTCTGGATTCGACACCGCGCGAAAGCTGGCTCAGCGCAAGGACGGGGGTTTTATTGGCTTTAGCCAGGTTTTTAAGCCCCTTGGATACTTCGCCAACGGCCAGGTCGTAACGCGCAGCGCTCTGAATTTTGATAAGCGCCAGATAGTCGATGACCACCAGCGCGATTTCAGGATGCGCTATCTGGTAGCGAGTGGCGGTTTGTTGTATCTGGTCGATGGTCAGTCCCGTGGCATCGGTGATCCAGATATTGCGGGTGGCCATACGTTCCATGCCGTTAAAGAACCGCGCCCAGTCCTCGTCCTCGAATTTATCCACGGCTTTCAGGCGGGACATCGACATGCCGCCGGCGGCGGATACCATGCGTTTGGCGATCTGGATATCGGACATCTCCATGCTGAAAAACAGCACGCCATGCCCCTGAGCGGATACTTTGTCGATAATGTCCAAGGCCAGCTCGGTTTTTCCCATCGATGGACGAGCGGCGATAAACACCAGATCCGTAGGTTCAATACCGCCCGTCTTCGCGTCAAGTTCCTCAATGCCGGTGAGCAGGCTTCGGGTCTCTTCTTTCCCCTGGCTACGGGATTCCGCTTCATCGGCCACCGCTGTGAGCAGTTCTGAGATGTGAACGGGCTGGACGGTATCAGCAGAAATATCGATGGCAGATACAGCCAGTTTTGCGGCTTCAAGAGCGGCCAGAGCAGCATCGCCGTTGCTCGCGTTCCTGATTTGTTCCAGTGCTTTTTCCAGTGCGGATTCAGCATCACGCACGCCGGCATTGCGACGCAGAACGTCAACATAAGAGACCAGAGCCGATTTCGCCCAACTGATGCGGGTGGCTTCCAGAATCGTGGTCTGAAGCGCTGGCAGCGACTCGCAAAGCAGCAGCGGGTCAATCACACCACCGCCGCGGGCCTGTCGGCAGATGCCAGTGTAAATTTCCCGATACTGACGAACAGAGAAAGTGCTTGCAGGCAGCCGGGAAAGAACATCCAGTACCTCAGGGTCGGCACCACGCAGGAACAATGCGCCGATAACAGCCTCTTCCAAATCCTCGTTTTTCCACACGGCTGTCATGCAATCACCCCGTTATTGCCGCGAAAACTTGCCCAGTTGAATACCAGGTAGTTGCGCCCACCGTCAGTCACACGATCAAAAATACGGTCGCTGATAAACTCTTTCAGCTGCTCAGGTGGCAGATTGCTGATCAGGATGGTTGGCAGAACGCTTTCATAGCGGGCGTTAATCACTTCGTGCAGGATGGTCATCTCTGCCGGGCTTCCGAACTGCACGCCTACCTCATCGATAATCAGCAGATCCAGCGAAGCGTAGTGATCCAGTACGCTCTCTTCGGTTGTGTCAGCATTGTGGCGCCAGGTGCTTTTCACGGCACGAGTCAGACGCATCACATCGGTCAGTTCCACGGTGGCGAGATGGTTGCGGATGATGTTTTTCGCCAGAGAGACCGCCAGATGATTTTTTCCCGTGCCGCAACTGCCTGTCAGCACCAGACTTTTCCCGGCGTCCAGAACGTCAGGCCAGTTGTTGGCGTAGCGCCTGCAGGCTGCGAGGTTGCGGGAGGCTTCAGGGTTGAGTTCCAGATAATTTTCAAACTCGCAGTCACCAAAGCGGCGAGTAATACCCGCGTCGTTCAGCAGGCTGGTTACGTGAAGTTTGCGCAGACTGGATTTGACACTGGTCTGCTCCGCCCGGATGCAGGCCGGACAGCGGGAATGTTTGAAAGCCTCCGCTCCACGAAAATCTTTGCCCACTAGCGTGAACTGTTCGTAGTCTCCATGCTCCGGACAGGATATTGTGCAGGTGTGATTCGAGTTCCAGCCCTCGAAGCCCCATGGAAGTTTATGCTCTTCGGCGAAAGTCAGTTCATCGCCGAGTTTTTCCTGTTGCGCTCTCAGGTCTTCACGCTCTTTGAGCTGATTCAAATTCAACATATCCACCTCACTCAAAAATTCAGGTTCTCACCAGACTCGCCAAAATCGTCGGACATGCGCCCCAGTCCAGACAGACGGGCAATGGTGCTGTTATGCCCACCTCCGGGAGCAGATGGCGCCTGCCAGGATTCTTCGAAGTGGCGATCGGGTCCAAAGAACGAGGCGGCCTGCTTGACGTACTGGGTGCCGACGCTGCCTGTTGCGCGGGCGTAGGCTGCATAGCGCTTAACGCCCGCCAGCATGTCTTCAGGTTTAACCCCGTCTTTCAGGCGAGCTTTCCAGGCCTTGAAAGCCCCGGACTTGGAATTGCCTCCAGCGCGTTTTGGGTAAGCCTGCCAGGCTGTCTCAAACTCAGGGGAATAATCCTGTTTTGCAGAACGAACCGGTGCAGAGGCGATAGCCGAAGCGCCAGTATGTTTTATAGGTTCATTGACTGGTTCATTGACTGGTTCAAAAGAGTGACTGATTCTGGGTGCAGCTCCTGCACTACCCCCTGGTGAATCTCCTGCACTACGTAAATTGAGCTGATACACGTTGCTGGAATTCCCCTTTGGTCCTGTCCGTAGCTCTTTTTTTATCAGGCCACACTCACAAAGTGCTTCGATGTGATTCATCACCGAACGCTTGCTAATTTCACACTGGTCAGCGATGTGCTGGTAACTAGGCCAGCACTCCCCGAGATCACTGGCGTTATCCGCCAGCTTAAGAAGAACCAATTTGCGCAAAGGGTTTCCGACCTTAATTTTCATAGCCTGAACCATCAGATCCATGCTCATACCAAAACCCTCGTGAAGTACTGTTGAAACTTCCAGACTGGCTGCATACATTCATGCGGATAACCCGGTCTGGTGAAATAAACCTGCTGCTTTTCGCGATCCCACCCAGTGACGTGCACAACAACACCCCGCGGATCGTGATAAAGCCTGTCCAGCGCCTTAATGCTGCCCGCTTCTGGAAACATTCAGCTCACCAGCGCTTGATTTGTAATCGGATTATCTGGTGTCACTTCATGCCTCTCCTGCGTTGTCGAGCCTTGTCACTCCCCTTGCGTTGGGTGCGGGAATAGCTCGGGCAGGTCAGGTCTGATTTCATATGCCGCTACTTGGCCATTAGCAGCAGCCACAATTTTCAATACATGCTCTGCCTTAACTCTTTTCCCGTGGCGCCATTTCCATACCGTTGCTTGGGACACTCCACATTGTTTTGCAAGCGCCCCCTGGCTTCCTGTACATCTGATTGCTTTATCAATAGGCTGAGAAATCATAAACCCCCCTTAGTAATTAATTATTACTTTAGCGATTGAATGAGTAAACCTCAAGGCTAATAATTACTTTTTGACTTATCGCGTTCAGTGAGTTAAGTTTTTAACAACTTTTGGAGTAGCCAACATGTCGAAAACAACGTTTGCTGAAAGATTGGTTGAATCAATGAAGGCAGCAGGCTTTACCCAAGCCTCCCTTGCTGCCGCTGTAGGAATGTCGCAATCCAGTATCTGGAAACTAACTTCTGGCGCGGCTTCTGGCTCGCGGAAAACTGTAGAGTTAGCTAAAGCACTACATGTCAGGCCTGAATGGCTCGCCTCAGGTGAGCTGCCCATGAATGATAATGAATCCAATGATCTCCCAACCGTCTACAGGCAACAAAGACCTGTTGATCCTGGGATTTACAGAGTCGATTTGCTTGATGTTCAAGTGAGTGCTGGTCCCGGAGTATACCTATCTTCTGAGTTCATCGAGACAGTGCAAGCAATTGAATTCACAGAAGAATATGCAAGAAGCATGTTTGGAAGTCGTCCAGCATCATCTATCAAGGTGATCACCGTGCGTGGTGATAGCATGGAAGGTACGATTGATCCAGGTGATTACATCTTCGTGGATACATCAGTTAATCACTTTGAAGGTGACGGTATTTATGTTTTCGTGTTTGGCAAAACGATTCATATCAAACGCCTCCAAATGCAGAAGAATAGCCTTGTCGTTCTGTCAGATAACAAGCTCTACAGCCCTTGGGAAATAGACGCATGTGATGAAGATCAGTTTCACGTTTTAGCTAAAGTACTGGTCAAACAGTCGGCAGCCTTTAAACGATTCGCATAACTCTCAACATAGAAGAACGACCGCTTAGGCGGTCTTTTTTTTGCTTATTAAACAATAAAATACCTAAGAGATAAAAAATAAATTACTTTAGTCATTGACTATCGCAAAGATCCGATCCATCCTGATTACAACTTAAGTAATTCACCGGAGCGATTATCATGGCAACTAAAAACTTCATTCAATTAGTAGATATTCCAGACTACCGTTTTGATAAGCGTGCGACTGATATCGATTATGATGGTATCGCGTGCGACTGCGACTCTAAAACAATTTCAATATTAAATGCCATAAGCCATATCAGCCTTAATGTTTTCTCCCTTGTGGAAGAGAGCCTGGTTGATAAAGAAAAAATAGCTGACCTTTCCTGTATTATTGCTGACCTTGCAGAACTGGCAATTGCTACAAATAAAATCTCTCAATCTGCATCATACCTTTCTGGCTTAAAAGGTGACAATAATGGCGCATGAAATTTCGTTAGAGCAGGCGGCAGAGAAAGCTCATCAGGCAGAGATAATCTGCCGCATGATGGAGGTATACCCTAATAAAATGGATTGCACCGAAATTGAGGCATTATCTTCGCTGCTCAGGGTTCTTACTGGTGATGTATGCGCCTGGCTTATCGAAGAACAAGCAGTAAAAAATAACAAGTAAACAACACCAAACCATTTAATTTCAGATTAATTTCTGCGGAACTTCATATTCATTATTTAGGAGAGCGTCGTGAAAAATAAAGATGCCTTTAAGACAGCAAAAATGATGTGTAGTGCAGGCTACTAGGATATCGCAATTTTATTTTTAAAAAAAGCTTATGGGAGATAATCATGAGCATTCAGCGCCGCCAAGATATTCAGTGCGTCACCATTAAGGCTGAGCAACTTAACTTCCTTATGCAGACAATTTTCACACATCACAAGGACTTTGACTGCCATCAACTTGATGGGGTTTTAGGTCTTGCATATGACCTTGCTGGCGAGGTCTATTCATGGATGGAAAAAGAGGAAAAGATTGTACAGCAAAATGAAGAACACAAAAGAAGGGGTAATTAGATGAGTAACTTAATTACTACCTATCGCCGTCGAATTTTAAAAGCAGCCTTGTTACGCCACCAGCGAAAGACTGGGAGTAGCCTACTTGTCATTAAGCTTAACAAGGGTGGGATTAGTACTATCGAATTAACTGAGATTCTTCTTGATGGATTGTTGCGGAAATTCGAGCGACTGGCGCTCGGTGAGTACGGAAATGTGGAAGGTGTGAAAGCTCTCAAGGGAATTTACAGCAACTCTGTTGATGTTAATGGCAGCGGCGAATTCCTCACAGAAAGCGGGAAAGAGTTAATCGACGAGCTTATTTCTGAACTGGTGGAGTTCGTCAAAAAGCAGAAACCAGTTACTGCGGAGTCCGGCAATGAATAACCAGCAAACAATGCTCTATCAGGGTGTGCTGATCCCCCGCCCCGTGTTGAACGTGGATCTGCATGTCCTCCCTGATTTTACCGGGCGGGTAGTCGTGCACATCGAGCACGGGAGGGTGATATGCGACCGCCAGCTGTTCGACGACGAGCACATTTGCTCACTGGCCACGTTTATCGAAATGGCCCGCGACGCGGGGTTGAGGATCGAGGAGGAAGCTGGTGGCACTGACAGCAATACGCATCCCTGAGCGGGTACACCTGCAGGCGTTGCAGGTCCTGCTGCGGTATCGGCGCCGGCGGATATTTCCGCGGCGAATGCGCCGCACCGGCTACCTCAGCCTGAAGGTTAACCCACGCTGGCTGCTGTTATCGAAAGACGATGGCCGGAACTGGGAAGTTATGAGTCATGAAACCTATAACCGGGAGAAAGACAAATGATCGACAACCGCACTGCCAGCGCTATTGATCTGGCATTACAGAAGCACCACACGCCAGTCGGCGACCTGTACGTAGCCATTCGTCACGGACGCATGAAGCGCTGCTTTAGCCGCGGTACCGCTATTAACTGGCTGGCCCACTTTCTGACGTCGCATGCTTTCGCCCGATCCGGCTTTACGCAACGTCACCCGGATGTGCAGGTAGTCCACCCACTGAAACCTGAGTTGACTCACTGGCAACGTGGCGCCGTGACCATTGAGTATTTCAACGCCCACCAGCGCACCGTTCGCCGGCTGCGTCGCATCCTCGCCCGCAAAAGAGAAATGCAAAAGTGGTGCAAAAAATGGGATGCCATGCACGACCGCTACGTGAAAGAGCGCGAAGAACTTCAGGCCAGCAAACCAGCAGAGGTGCGCAATGCTTCACAACATGCTTAACCCGGAACCAACCTCAACAGGGATCCGGTCTGGGAACAGGGTGATTGGTTACTCCGCTGCCATTCGCCTGCTGGATAACGGTCGCTATGACAAACACCTTGCCGATGGAATGGAAATTCTGGCCTGCATCATGGAAGCGGTAGAAAGCAACTGGATCACGCTCAATATCGAAAAAGAGTTGATCCTCTGGCGCTGGTTACTGGCTGCCGTGTTCATCACTGAGGAGCTGGAGAAAAACGGAACTGTCGACGTTCCGAATGATACTGGCGGTGTTGATACTGCTGTTATCTATTCCAGCAAGCATGGCGCCATTAGCGTCTATCCGGGACCTGAACGCTTTGCACTCGCCAACCATATTGAGCTGGGGGCAATCGAGAAATATGGCCCAGAGGTTGGCCAGCAGCTGGCGCTGCGGATGTATCAGGACATGGTTATTGCTGACGAAGAATTTGGGTTCAGGTTATCAGCACTTGGCCGGGAGGGGCTTAACCTCCTCCATGACAGCTTTATCGAACACATCCAGATCGAATGTGTGCCAGAAGCACCGATTATGCATTGAAGGGAATGATTGATGACGGCAAACGATGAGCAACGGGTACGGCTGGAACTGAAACTGCCGGTAATTAATTATGAAGTCTGGTGCCACTGTCGTGGCCTGATTGTGGTGTGAGGTGAAGATGATTTATCTGGATGTCGTACCGATTACAAAGTACTGCGAAGAGATGGGTGAGACACTGGATGCCGTTAACAAACGGTTACAACGTGGAGTGTGGCAGGAAGGTGTTCATGTTTTAAAAGTCGATGGGTCAAAAGAACGTTGGATCGACTTAAAGGAGATTGCAAATTGGGCAAGACAAAACAAGGATCACTATCTCTCCCAAGAGGGGTAACAATCCGTCAGCATAAAACCGGTGCCACGCTGGTCATCACCTTCACGTACAAAGGGGTTCTCTGTCGGGAACCCCTATCCCGGATGGAAGCCAACCCGCGCGGTATAAAATATGCCGAGCGCCTGCTGGGGAGATACAGAACCAGATCAACAGCGGCGAGTTCAATTATTCAAAATATTTCCCCAACTCCAAAAAGCTGGAGCTGTTCGGGGTGGTGAAGAAAACCAAAAACATAAAGTCTTACCTGGACGAGTACCTGAAAATCTGCCAGAACCGCAACCTGTCTCCGTCGACTATCAACGGTTATGAAAAATGCCTGTCGGCGCTGTCAGCTCTGCATAAACTCCACGTGTCAGAATTGACGCCAGCGGTTCTAAAAAACTGGATAGCCAGCCGGAAAACAAAGCTGAAAACGACCCGGAATAACCTTTCGTTTCTGCGCAGCGCCATAGATGAAGCGGTGACAGACGGCCTGCTGACCATTAACCCGGTAAGCCTCGTCAGCGCCAGCCGGTACCACGTGATCGACAACAGCCCGAGCGCCGACGATTACGAGGTTGACCCGTTCACGCCAGCGGAAACCCTCGCTATTTATCAGAGCTGCAGGTACTCGGAATGGGAAAACCTGTTCCGCTTTGCCTTCAATACCGGTTTGCGGAGCTCCGAACTATGCGCGCTGCGCTGGCCCGATCTCGACACCATAACGAACACAGCCCACGTACAAGCGGCCAGTGTTGTTGGAGTACTTAAAGGCACCAAGACAAAAGCCGGTACCCGTAAGGTGGAACTGAACAGTGAGGCGCTGGCAGCCCTGCAGGCGCAGAAACAATACACATTTATGAAAAGTGAGTTCATCTTCAACGATCCGAAAACGGGAGAACCTTGGGCAAACGCCGACGCGATCCGTAAAAAAGCATGGGTGCCGACCCTGAAAAAAGCTGGCGTGCGCTACCGTAACCCGTACCAGACCCGACACACGTTCGCCACCAAGCATATTAGCCAGGGCGTGAACCTTTTCTGGCTGGCGGGCCAGATGGGCCACAAAGGGCCAGAAATGCTGTTCAGGCATTACGGCTCTTACCTAGCAGAATACGACGGACACACTTCTGTAAACTCAGCTTTGCCAGGATGATCACTTAAAATTCACAACCGAAGTCCAGCGATAGACGATACTGTATGCACGGGCAGCACGTTTTGTGTTGCCAACCCCTATGCAGGACAACTATGGTAGAAATGAACTTGACTCTTGACAGAAGGTCAAAATTATAGAAACAGACTACTTTTAACCGCAGTGTAGGTTATGCTACAATTCTGCGCCCTCGATTTTAGTAGGGGAGCAGAACCTCAAACGGATCATTTGAGGTCAACAAAAGGAGGTCTTTATGTCAGAACTGGTCATGAAGATGTTTGGTTTAAGTGGTTTTGTTAAAGGCGGACAAGCCATGGCAGATCGCTTAAACAAATCAGGTGTGAAGAACATAAAAGTTGTAGGTCGCGGTGCTGTAGTTGTTGATACAGCGGCAGATCCTGAAAAAATTGAGCGCCTTAGAAAGGCCGCCAGAAAGTTTATCGAACAGGATGCAAAAGCCGTAGCAGCTGCAAAAACCAACACTAAGGACAGCGACGAATAACTAATGTTTGCACTACTAATCATACCGTTGCTTGTCAGTGGTTCGTTGCTAGTTACATCTTCTCATAATATTAAACTCTTCTTCCGCTTACACCGATACGATGGCCAACTTCTCTACATGAAGGTGGCCACGTACGGTTTCTACTCATGCCTCGCGGCGATCGTAGCTGCTTACTCCATCAAATTTCTTTGTCCTGGATTAACTTTCGCTACGTGGCTATCTCACCTCATCGATGGCAGCTCAGACCCAAAAGAAAATCGTATTACCGCTTGGCTAATACTTTTATCGGTGACTACCGTTGGTCTTGCCTGGCTTTGGTTGCAATTCTGCAGACTGCGCATTTACGTTGCCGCCTGGCTAATTACCCATGAGCCGAAAGATGAAGAAAGTATCAACTTTTCAAAGCAAGTCATCAGGCTTAATGAGTTGGGAAAGCTACTCTCTGATGGTTCGCTTGGGCAGTTGTTTTTCGATTCGGCGACCGAAGATAGACCTGTGCTGGTGAGCTTAAAATGTCGAAAGGTCTATGTAGGTACAGTCAACATGATAAGTGAACCTAACGAAAAGCAAGGTCCAAACCTCGAAATTTCAATAAGCCCGATCATGTCTGGGTATCGAGATAAGGATACCTTGAGAGTGCTTTTCTCAAACGACTACAACGATCTAGAAGATGTTGATACCAGCATAATATTCCCGCTCAGCGAAGTATCTCATGCATCCTGGTTCAATATGGACATACATGAAAAGGTCGATAACAACCGAGAGCCTAAACCAATCAGCAACCGAAAGGCCAAACGGAAGTACGGGCGAAGCCGGAAATAA